TGAGCCAAGTAACCTTCGATTCTTTGTCTGTCGGAATCGCTGGTCGTGTCATTTCTGACAATCAATTCGGCAATGCTCATACTTGCATAACCGGTGGTTCCTGGACCGTATCTTCCAATATTAAATGTCCCTACGGAACTTGTGTTTATTGTCTGCGATGAATCCGTTGCACTCAATCCATTTCCATTTATCCAAAGCAAATGCCTTGGGGATGCGGTAGTTCTGTAGACTTGGCTTATCAGCAAAGGAATCTGACCTGTAAGCGCAGGACCGGTCAATGCGGTGTTTCCCGTATCCGCAAAATAGGAATTGCCGGTGAAAGACCTAGCCAATCCAAAGTTCTGTCCAGATGTTCCATCGCCCAAATTGAACACATAATCAATGTCACCGTTGGGTTGATTTAGTTGATTGAATTGAACAACGCAAAATGCACTCATTTGCGATGTTCCTCCTCCTGCGGCGGTGACGGCATTTGCACTTGTTTGCATCCAGTCATTAATACCGTCAAAGGTTATCATTGGTCTAGAATTCAAAGCATTGGGTACATAAGTTGGTCTGCTGCTTGCCGTGCTTTGGGTGAGATTCTTGGTGGATGCGTATCTTTTGTCGTTCCATTGAGTAACATTGCTGCCGTTCAGACTCAATGAAGCAGATGCTCCTGCATCGAACCACAGCAGCGTGGAAATACTCACAGGTGTCCATCCTTTACGGACAACGATGTCATCTCCAACCGCAAATCCAGCGGTACTTCCCGTGACAGATATGGTAACCAGTTGGTTTATGGTTGAATAGAGCATGTAGGTATTTATGGTTTGAAGAATAAAAGAACAGGAGCGGCATTTCTGCCGCTCCCATTCCAAGTGTGGGGGTAACTTGTCGTACTACGAATCAGAAGAGGTTGTTGACCTTGACGATGCGATAGTACTGGTTGCTACGCGAAGCGTTTGAATCATTGACATCAGCAATTGGCTGATTGTTTGCACCAATTACGAATGGGTTGTTGACCATACCGTAACGGGTCTTGAAGCCAATCTTGGGCTGGAAGGTGTTCTCACCGACTGCGCGTACCATCTGTAGCGGGACATATGGGCAGTAGAAGAGACCAGCGTCATAGGGGCTGGATCCCTTGTATCCGACACAGAAGAAGTCGGATGCAGAGGTCAGCGAATAGTAAGGATCGATGTAGACGCGCAACTTGCCGTTCAGTACACCCGCAAAGGTGTTGCCTGTGTCATCAACCTGAAGGTTGGTGCTGAGGGCAGGAGCGTAGTCAAGAACGCCCGACATTGCGAGAGCCGAGGCAACATCGCTAGAGCAGAGGACAAAGTTGCCCTTGCCACGGCGAGTTTCCTTGGCGATCTGATTGGCTTCACGCTCAATCTGGAACAGAAGACCCTTGAACTTCTCAACCGACCAACGACCGTTAGAATCGACATTGAGGTCGAAGATACCACGAGTCTGAGTTGTACCAGACTTGGCACCCAACTTGGCGTTGCGGTAGACGGTGCGAACAACCTCACGGTTGATTTCAGCGAGGATTTCGCTGGAGAGGATGTTGGCAAGTTCAGTCTCGGCATCAAGACCGTGAATTGCCTTCAGGTCTTGGGCGAGTTCCATTGTGTACTCAGCCTTGAGAGCGCGTGTCTTTGCGGTGACAGTTGTCTTCTCAATGCTGAATGCCATCTGTGCAAACCCGTTGGCAGCCTCAACATCACCCAATGCTTCACCGCTTCCGGTTGTCATTGCACGGGTTACTGCGCTGGTGTCAGCAACAGCATCTCCAAGGTTTGCATCAGCAGCACCAAAGAACGGATCGGTAGAGTTGCCAAAAGTCAACCCACCCGTATATCCAACTCCGCTATAGGAAGGAGTTCCGCCTGATCCACCAAAACGGGTATCAGCCTCTGAGAAGAGTGCTTCTGCACCGCTCTGCGAATTGTAACGGCTGCGAAGAGCAAAGATAAGTCCTGTTGGTCCGCTCATTGGCTGAACGCCGCAGATGTCGTATGCAATTAGATTTGGCATTGCACGGCGAACGAGCGAGATGAGGATTGGATCCCACTTTGCAACACCACCGGCAGCCGATGGATTATCAGGCATTGAGCCAGCAAAGTTTACTGGAGCAGCCTCACGGAGGTACTGCTCCTGGTTTTCCAAGAGTTGCGTGGTAACTGTCTTGCGCCAGTTATCCTTGATCTCGGGAAGGTCAGCGTGTTCAACGATTGCCTTCCACTTCTTTTGTAGTGCTTCTGAGATTGTCAAGTCCATTTTTGTCTCCTGTGACAAATTAGTTGTTGTTGAAAGTAACTGTGTCTAACTGCATTATTTAGAAATCACGATTTTTTGATTTACTTGCGATTGCGAGAAATGCGAGAGAGTGCGCTTGCGTAAACATTCATCGACTCACTCAATTCCTCTTGCGATTGTGCAGGAGCATCGGAACCACTCAAGTCATCACCGACCTGTTCGGCTACTGCGTCCTGACCCTCTGTTGCTTCCTCGGTCAGCGATTCGGTCGCGCCAGCACCAAAGTAGGATTCACGAATGATCTCCAACTTGCTGCGATAATCTTCCTCGCCCTCAAAAGCAACGCCTTCTGCCAACTTCTTCATGCGCTCCTTTTGTGTCTCTGCCAACCCATCGCAGTTTTCGTCAAGGATGTCCTTGCGGCGAAGTTCTGCAACTTGCTTGCTGACCTCTACATTCTTGAGAATCTGCTCATTGAGATCGTTGGTAAGGGCTTCGACCTTCTCTGCCATCTCATCAACGAGATCGACCTTTGCAGTTGGAACTTCAATGTTGTGTTCAAGGAAGAGGGAACGAAGACCCTCAATGAACTGCTCTGCAACCTCTGTACGGATGCCCTTTTCAACGGCAAGGCGGTTCTCCTGCATCCACTCTTCAATTACATAAGAGAGGTAGGAGTCCAACTGCTCGGTGAGATCGGTCTTGATCTGCTCCTGTGCAGCCATGAGGCGAGTCTCAAACTCGGTCTCAAGTTCCTCTGCAATGGCTTCAATGCGCTCATTGACAGCGGTTTCGAAGATTGTCGAAGCCTTGGTCTTGAAGTCCTCTGTGAGGTCTTCACCGGTGAACATTGCGTCCATGTGTACCGCAAGGTCTTCCTTTGCCATGCGCTTCTTGTCAACCGAAGCCTTCTGCTTGGTAGCGGAATCGACATCGGCATCGCCCTCTACATCATCGGTATCAATTGGATCTGGCATAACTACTCCCTTGCCGGTTCCGTCTTGATAAAGACCCTTATACTTGGCAGTCTCCTTTGGCATAGTGACATTGCCAGCGGAGGGCTGCTGCATCTGCTTCTTGGCAGCAACAATAGCCTTCTGCTTTGCGGCTGTGTCGCTTGCTTCAGCAACGGTGTCTTCATCTGTATCTGTTGTTTCTTCGTTATCAAGGATTTCCTCTTCTAGGATTTCCTCTACTTCGTTGTTCTTGAATGAGTCCATGAACTCTCTCCTATTTTAGTGAGGGTGCTGATTATTTATGCTTTTCTCAAAGTCCGCGTAGGAATTTGTTAAACGCATTCATCTTGGCTTCTTCCAGATTTCTGAAATTAGCCTTAAGAATGTCCTTCTTCATCTGTTCGATGTCTTTTTCGACAAGGCGACCATTTTGCCAAACCCACTCCTTGCCTTCCATGATGCCACGGACAAAGGCTTCGGGAGCGGACGGGTCTGCTACGATGTCTGCTGCTGTTGCAAGTTGGAAGTCATCCTTTACGACATTTACGCCGTTACGCTCTTCCAATGAACCCATGCCACGGCTGGAAACACCCAATTTGGCACCTTCGTCAATGAGGTTTTTAACAATCTTGCCATATGGGGTGTCCATGATCTTGGCACGACCAATGAAGTTTGAACCCTCTTGGCGCAGATCGGTGATCATGTGGCTCACGCGCTCTAGGTTGATGGTTGGACCCTCGGGGTGACCAAGTTCACCAAAGGCACGCTTCTGCTTGACGAAGTTGTCGTTGTAGCGACCAACCTCCTTTTGCAGGGTTTCCATTGGGTATCTGCGCTTGTTGCGGTTGGTGATATTCCCTTGAAGGAAAATACCTTCAATGAAATAGTTCTTCTGACCAGGAGCAGGCTCCTCGGTCAGGACTTGAATGCTTTCGTTGATGTCGCAGAACAGTTTCATTAGGGTCTCCGTGTTGTATTAGAAGGGAACGAATTCCAAATATGCAGTTACAATTGTTGCAGCAGGAATTTCTACTTTAAATGTACCGTCCGCAGGTGACACAGCGTTGTTTGGAAGGGTAATTCTTTCAAAATCAATTGTTCCAGAATTATTTGGAGCAAGCATAAATGCGGTTCCGCCTGTTGTTCCATAACGAAGAAGAACTCCGGCATTTCCGCTAATTCCATAGACAATTCTAGAGAGGCTTGCAGATGAATTAGTGATTCTTGTGTCCAAATGATTTGTTGCATCAAATGCAGAATTAGTAATTCCAAACGATATGGTTCCTGCTGTGTCTCCGTATACACCTACAACGCAACGATTTCTTGTCTGTACAAGATATGAGGATGAATTAGCCATTAATCAGTCTCCTTTGTATTGTCCAGGCAGAACTGAATCGCTGCCTCATGAGTTTTCTTTGATTCGATGATCATGGCTCGAAGGGCGTATTGATTTTCTTCCGAAAGTTGATCATGCAATCGAATGATTGATCTTGCATTTGATGGAGTAAGACGAATCAAGTCACCGTTCATCAAACGCATCATTCTTCCTTCGCCATCTGCTGTTTCGCCAAGAATTTTCACAAGTTTGCTGGTCTTGATGTCAAGATTTTTCTTTTCATTCAAAGACTTGAGCAAAGAACGGATTTCCTCTATTTGCTCTGTTCGACATTCGATGGAAATCTTGTGTTCTGTTGAAGGAACAGACAGTATCTTTATCCCTGCCATCCGAGGCAGAAGATAGCCGATGGTTTCGTCCATCTGCTCCTTACTGCCGAACTTGTAGATTAAGGTAGGCATTATCCTTTGTAATTCTTCTTGATGTAGTCAAAGAACTTCTTCTTGTCGGCATCGGTCTTGAGATCACCAGGATTTGAGATTCCAAAACGCTTCATTGCTGCCTTGAAGAATCGCTGATATTCTTCCTTGTCACCTTCGACAAAGTTCATGTTTTCCTTCTTGAACATCTTCTTGAATTCATCGATGATGCCCTCGGAAACGCTCTTTCTGAAGTAAGGATGCAGCGGTGCGCCCGTATTGTGCGGTTCGGGAACATATGCACCCTTTCCGCTGCCATCATCATAAAGCCCATTGTATTTCTTCTTTCCGCTCTCTTCCTCTTCTTGCATCTTCTTCATCTTTTCCATCCGAGCCTTGCGATAGTTTTCAAGACGAGACATGGTGTCTCTTACCAAGCGGGTGCGCCCATCAAGATCAACTTTCTCTGATATAGGCTCTGCAACAGGTTCAACCGACTCGCGGTTCATACCACTAGTCATGTCGATGTATTCCTTTGCCATCTTCACAGCAGACTCAAGTCCTGGAAAGAAATTCCATCGACTACCATCAATGTAAACACGGATGGGTCTTGAAAGCCCGAGACCGATCTGCTTCAATTCAACAATCTTGCCGTTGTGCTGAAAGGTCTTCATCAGGAATTCCCTGTCCAATGTCGGATTGAGACCATCATCGGGTGCTTTCTTGACTTCGAATCCACCAGGAACCGGCTTCAAAGATCCAATGTCAACGCTGTTGTCCATGACGGCATCGATCTGCTTTTGCATGGTAGTCAGTTCGCTCTTGTCAAGAACATTCTTCTTGACTTCAACTGCATCCAACTTTGCCTTATTTGCCTGAACAGCAGCCTTTGCCTTCAACATATCTGCCTTGGCTTTTGCGGCAGGATCGACTGCTGGCTTTGCAGGAGCAATCGCTTCTGCCTTTGTCTGTGGGGGAGGAACAATTGTCTTTCCCGTTTTCTTCTTCACACCAACCACAGGTGGAGCAGTCGGTGCAAGAATGTTGGCTTCGTTTACTTCTTCTGCGGTAGCCTCGCTCTCTCCGAGAATTTCCTTTGCAACCTCGTTCTTTCTTGTCTCAAGTGCTGCAAACAATCGATTGTTGAGAGCCTGAACAAGGGAATTCTTGAATGCAACGGCATCCTTCTCATTTACGGAATCCAAGACACCTGAAAGATTGTTCTTTTGCATCTCCAGCCTTTTCCTTTCTTTATCCACCTGTTGATGGATACATTCCCTTGTTTCGTTCCACAGACATTTGCTTATCCATTTCGGCAATTTCACTTTCAGTCATGCCGAGAACCTGTGTACGAACCCAATAATGAGAATAATACTTACCTATGTATTTTTCAATATCATTCAGTTCGCCGTTGCGCTGCTTGCGTAGTTCCGCATTCTTGGCTTCCACATAATAAGAATCCTTGAGATAATCCAAGAACAACACTTCCTTGATGGAGGGCCATTCATCTGGAGTGATGATATTCTTGAGCAGGATTTGCTTGCGTAGAAGGTCAAAAATGAGTTCATTGAATTTATTGCGTAGGCGAGATACAAATTTTGAGAATTTGAGTTCATCACGATTGATTTCTGACGATCTTCCGAGGGCA